GCCTCATCGCCATACCCATCTTAGGATTGTTCTTCCACGACCATAGCGGAAGGGCGATCTCCGAAGCGAGATAGGCGACGAACGCCGCGCGAAACTGCGCATCCCAATTCGAGGGATAATTCATCAGCGCGGTATAGACGATAGATGCGCACGGCACGTTCGTCAGGATTACGCTGCGGCCTTGCGGCGACACGCCCTGCACTTCCCACGTCAGCGCGCCAGCCTGCGCGGGATAATTCGTATCAGTGGCTTCGAGCCAGCGCGCGGGACGAAGCTGCGCGCCGGGGACCGGGCTACCGAGGCCGCCGACAAGCGGAGATGTTGGGTTCGACGGCGTAATATTGCCGGGCGGGACCACGCTATTGCCGCCCGTCGGCGACCACGGCACGAACCGCGCCTTCATGCAGTCGTTCGGATAGGCGTATTCGTAGGTCCACGGCGCTATGACCTGCGTGGGCGTGTCCGGCGTCTGACCGGAGGCGTCGGCGAGAAGCAGGAGTGGGGTTTGCTTGCGAGCAAAATTCCAATGTACAGCGCGAAGCAACTGACGAAGGCATTGGCTGTAGGCGCGCAAAAGCACCTGCGCGGGCTTCGTTCCTTCTTGCAAGTCGCCTATTGTGAAATCCAGACCTATCGCGTCAAGGGCCTGGTTCGCTACATCAGCGGGCAAGTTCATGGCTTACCCCTGCTCTTTCTCTGCGACGCCGAAGGCGGCTTGCTCGTCGGCGGCGAGCGGTTGCAGCGCCTTGAGACCCACCAGCACCGGCGCGAGCCGCCGCCCTAGCGCCGCCGCGAACGATTCCACGGTGTCGACATCCCATGCCGTCAGATCGGTCACTTGCGCCGTATAGACCATAATCGCGTTCGGCACATTGCACAGGATTACCTGCTGCACAGGATTGTAGGTATTGTCGTTCGCCGTGGTGTAAACGACCGGCTGCGGATCAAAGTCCATGACAAAGATCGCTTGCGGCTTAATCGCGCGCACTTTGAGACAATCCGCAGGATAGGCGTATTCGAACAGATAGGGCAGCGCGGGATAGGCGTTCGACCACACGGCGGGCGGGATATAGCCGCCGTCCGGGGCTTGTTTTAGCAGCGTCATGGAGATCGATCGCTCGGCGAAATCGAAATCGTCTTGGCGGAGGAGTTCGTCGCGGGTCTGCGCGTAAATGCGCAAACTAACCCGCGCGGCCTCTGACCCGTCATAGAGCGAGCCAATCGGCATTTTATAGCCGATGCGCGCGAGGCTCATGTTCACGAGATCAGCAGGCGTCTGAATCGACGAAGGCATTATCCCATCCTACCTTCGGCGATTGTCTCAAACGCGCCGCCGGAGTTCAAGTAAGATTCCGCCGTGTCAGGGCGCCCGTAGAGCGCCATCGCGACCTCGGACGCCAGCAGGCGCACCATCGCCTCCCGGAACCCAACATCCCAAGTCGCCTCACTCGGCGCGTTGTTCACGATGGCCTGCGCTCCTGCGAGGCTCGACCAGATCACCTTGGTCTGCACGCTTGCGACCGTCGTGTTGCCGATAGACCAATTCTGCGGCAGCGGGTTATTCGGATCGGCGAGCGCGGGCGGTTGCACCTGCATCACTTCGATGGCGGCGGCCGGATAGACATATTCGTAGGCCCAACCCAACGGCGGGGGGTTGCCGGTCAGCGCCAGCGTGAACACACTGCGCGCGAAATCCCAGCCGTGCTGCTTGGCGACGGTCTGGTAGCATGGCAGGTAGAGGCGTGAGAGAGCTTGCCCGGCGGCGGACGAGTCGAACGTCGGAGCCTGGCCTAAAACGGGCGGCAAATTGTCGCCAATCAAGGCAAGCGACTGGTTTGCTACGTCGTTTGAAGTGATTCCCATTGTGACCACCATAGGCGCGGATAACGGTCGTCAGATGAACGCCGCGGCGTCCGCTATCTTTGGCTTGGGCACGCTATCCCCAAATGCAATTGACCTCAGCTACGTCGGAAATCGACCCAACCCGCCGTCGACAAGTTCATGCTCGATCCGGCAGTCGCACATCGGACGCCGAGATGCGCGGATGCGTCGGTGAGCGGCATGTGAAATGCTAGCTCTACGCTGCCCGCCGACACGTCGGCGCCCGCGTTGGTCGTCGGCGACGGCGCGAGGTCCGGTTCGTCGGGGGAGACTAGATTACACGCCCCCGACGCCGCTCCGGGCGGCGTGAATCGCCCCGTCCAGGTGTTCTTAACGCCGGTCGGCGTGCTTAATGCATACAGCGTCCGCGTCGTCGTCGGCGTCAACCCATTGATGTCGAGGACCGGCGTCGTGAGCCACGCCTGTACCGAGCCGCCCGCCACCTCGTCGGCGGTGTATGGATTCGGCGCGCCCGCTCCGCTCGTCGTGAAGCTGAATATCCGACGCGTGTAGGCCTGATAACCGGATGGGCAGTTAGCCGGCAGGAACGTTCCCGGCGCGGTGCGCGAGGCGTAGGAGCCGTCGCCTGATGTGCCGTGGCAGTCGTACATGTGATACGTCGCCGACGCCGTCAGCGTCGTTCCATCGGCCGAGCCGTTGATCGCGTTGCCGTTGGTCACGGTCCACGACTTCGAGAGGGTCCAGCCGATATAAACGGTGTTGCTTTGGTCCGCCGCCGAGAGAGCGGAGATCGTCATGACGGCGGTGGTGCTAGTCCCCGACATGCCCGAAGGAAGTCCGCCGGTGATCGCCCAGGGCGTGATAAAGCCGTTTGGGATGCTCGCGCACTGAAACCCAACGTTTGTGACCCATTGAAGTAACTGGGAAGATGACGAGCACGAGGGCACCGACACGTCGGCCTTGTTCGCCGTCACGCCGGAGGCGTTGCCGACCACTGTGTTTCCAGCGGATTGGGCCAGACTGTCGTAGGCTATTGCATTGGCGGCGATATTGCCGTCGCCAATTGTGTTGGCGGCAATCTTCGATCCCGTCACAGCGCCGGCCGAGATCGTGGTCGCCGGAAGAGTTGAGCCAGCAAGGTCTCCGGTCAGCGTCCCCACGTTCGCCGCCGCCGCGCCGCTGGCCATCTTGCCTGACGTGACCGCGCCGCTCGCAATGGTCGTCGCCACTGTGCCTGCGGTGGACGTGACGTCGCCGGTCAGCGCGGGCATTTTCGTGGACGGAAGATTGCCGGGAATGGACGAGAATACGAGCGGGCCTCCGTCCGCGAGAAGCGTCCCACTCGTGTTATTCCATACAGCGAGGTCGCCTACCGTAGTTGTGCTCGGCCCGACCACGCCGGAGCCGGCGGTGAACGGAAAGCTGTAGGGGACGCCGTTGAGGATGAACGTAAACGGGAGCGCCGTCGCGAGGCCGCCCTTTCCATAGGACATGAGGCCGCCGCCGGCCGCGTTTGGGTCCATACAGAAATAGTGGTAGCCCGTCGCATTGTTGGTAGGGGCGTCATACAGGCAGGCGTGTTCGCCGTTGGGGCCGTGGCCGGAATTAGCGGAAGGATAGGTATTGGTCGGACTGCGCGAGGTTATCCCAATCTCGCCGGGGTTCGCCTTGAGACCGCCGCCGCCGGAACCGCCGCCGTCCTGCACAAGGGGCTGACTAGAGCCGGAGCCGGAATACATCGGCTGATGGCCGGGCGTGACAGGGCCTGCTTGCAAAAGAGACGACTGAGCAAGAGCAGGCGACGCCGCGACTAGGGCGACTAAGAACACCCAAAGGCGCGGAAATCGCATGGCCGTCTCCAAACAGGTAGGTTGATTACTCGGTTCCGGCGTCGCTCGGCGGGGGCGGGGGCTCAACCGGCATGGCGGCGATCTGCGCGATATAGAGCTTCGCGAGGTCGTGACCGGGCGTCAGAAGCTCCACCAGCTTGTTGAACTGCTCGTCGGTCAGGAACACGCCCTTGGGCGAGCGGTCCTCGTGCTGGTTCTGGAAGTGCGGCATGTCATGATTCCTCGTTTTCGTCGTCGGGGGATTCGTGGCTCTCATTCTCGACCGACATCTTCTCGAGCTGCAACTCGACGCGGTTCGCTCCGTTCTCTTTGTGGACAGAGATCACGGTGGCGAACGCGCGAATGTCGAGGTAGTCGCCCTCGTCGCAATCGGCGTCGAGGCCGAGTTTCGTCAGCTCCTCGTCGCACAGGCAAATGCGCAGCCCATAGGGATAACGGGCGCGCTCCGGCAGATCGAACGGCATGGGATGATCCAACTGCCGTTCGTCGTCCATCTCCATATCGACGAGTTTGCCCATCGTCACATCCCCGGTGCGCCGCCGGGAGCGCCAGGCGCGCCTCCGGGGGGAGGCGGAGCGCCGCCGGGAGCGCCGCCTTCGGGAGGCGCACCTTCCTGCGGGCCGGCCATCTCGGCCTGCTGCGCGGCCTGCATGTCCTGCATTTCCTTGACGTGCCGCGAGTGCATCTGGTCACGCTCGGCCTTGTGGTTGCCGTGCATGTCGCGATGCTCCGTGCGGTGACGCTCGTGCATGTGCTTGGTCGCCTCGATGTGGCGCTCGTGCATCGACTTCATTTCGCCGATTTCGCCTTCGCCGCCCTCGGCCTTTTTCTCAGGCTTCTTTTCCTCGCGCTTTTCGGGCTTCTTTTCTTCGCGCTCGCCGCCGCCGTAGAGTGAACCTCGTGCCATGATCTTCACCTTTGCCGATAGAGATTGTGACGGCCAGCGGCGGCCTTCACTGAACTGAAAGGACGCGAGAGCGCGCCAGTGTCGCGGCTTTCGCTCTCATCGCCCTGTGCGGCCTCGTACGCGGCTGGGCCTGCGCCGTCTTTGGCTTCCAGCGTTTCGGCGGCTTCTTGGCTTCGCTCATCGGTCCAGCCCTTGATGCGGCGTCGGCGACCGTGAGGGACGCCATCAGGATTTCTCGCGGTAGAGCGACTTGCTCTTTTTCTTCTCCGGCAGCTTGCCGCCGGGGTCGGCGTTCGCGAACTCTTTGCCGACGCTTTGAGGGACGCCGCCCGCGCCCCCCTTTTTTGCCGCGGCGGCGAACATGAGCCGCCGCTGCGCTTCGCTGACGGCGGGCATTACAGCGTGCGGACCCAGGCCGCCTGCGAACCGAAATAGCGCCAGCAATAGCGCGTGTTCGCGACCAGCGCGGTCGGCGTCGCCAAGCCATAGGTCCCGGACGTAAGCGTCTGCCCGGTGTTGGCCGAGATCGTGATCGCGGTCTGCGTCTGCGAGTCCTCCAGGCAGAACCGCTGGCCGTCCGAAGGGGCCGCCATCAGAGTCAGCGTGCCGGTCGCGAGCGTGCCGGCCGGGTTCAGATAGAGTTCCGCAACGTAGACCGGGACCGTGATCGAAAACGCCGTCAGCGGCACCTGATAGGAATATTGATCGACGCCCGCAATCGCGCCAGGGGGCGCGAATTGGCTCTGCGCGGACGGCGCCCCGTAGGGGTTGACCTGCACGGTGTCGTTCTGGTGCATGGACGGCACAAGCGGCGAAACGACCTGCGCCGAGACAGCGTTGGCGAAGCCCAGCAGAGCGAGGCCGATGACGAAACCTTTGAGCAAGTTCTTCATTCTGGCCTCCTCAGCCCGTGATCGAATAGTTGTAAGTGCTCGTATCGCTCGCCGTGGCTACGATGGTGAAGCCGGTGCCGGGCGTAATCGTCGTGATCGCCGGAACCGCGCCGACCGTGCCGCCGACGGTTTTCAGCGTGATGTTGATGTCCGACGTCGCGGTGACGTTGACGTCGGCGATGGTGACGGTCGAGGCTCCGTTCGCCACGAACGATCCGGCGGAATATTTTATGCGGACAGCCTGCGGGCCGCCGTTGTCGAACATGAAATATCCGATCTGGCCGGGGACGGTCAAAACGCCGGTGGTCCAAGTGACGGGAGCAGCCATTTGTCAGCCTCCTGATAGCGGGCCGATGGCCAGCGATTCGTTCGCGCCGCCGGTCTGGCTCACACGATAATTTATGACGCCGGACGTGTAGGCGATGCAGTTCGGGCGATATAGCACATTCTTTTCCGGTTCGCCGAACACTAACGAAACTGGCGTCCCGGCGGTGTATTGCGCCAGCGCGCCGCCGCCGCCCTGGTTACAAATGATCCAAGTCAGGCCGCCGTCAAAGCTGCGCTCGATCTGCACGGTCGCGACGAACACGACGCTGGCTCCGGTGAACACAGCCGCCGCATCCACACCCGCCGAGACGGCGTTGGCGGCCAGCGCGAACCGCAGGAAGCGCGGATTCGGATCGGGGGGAACCGCCGTCGGCGCGGCGGAAAGTTGCACGACGCCCGGCTGGCCTGGCGAGGTCGAAGTCGCCGGGATGTCAAGCTGGGTGATAGCAACCACGGTCGTATTGGCCGGCAGCGTCGTTTGCTCGTTGGTCGACGGCACGGTGACGGTCGCACCGAGCAATTGCGCGACGTTCGATCCGGGGGGCAGCGTGACGAACGCGGCGTAGGTCGAAAGGTTCGTCGCTTGGATCGCTAGCGCGGGCAGCGCCAGCGTGCCGGACGTTCCGGCGAAGGTCTTCCAAGTCGTGCCGGCGGGGATATTCTTGGAGTTGATCGCGCCGCCAATCGCCAGGCCGGTTCCGCTCGACACGGAGGCCGCCGCCGAGCCCGCCGTCGTGGTGAACGCTATGTTGGCGATCGAAGCCCAGATTGACCAGTTCATCGGGCCGCGAAACGCGAACGCATCGCCGGGGCCGACCGCCGACAGCACTCCGGACACAACGACGCTGGCCTGATCGCCCGCATTCGGGAGGCCTGCGGCGTCAATGTTCTGGACGGCGGGGATGCCCATGTTCGATCAGACCGGGTTATCGGCGTTGTATTGGCGCGCGGGCGGGTGCGACGTGCCAAGCACGCGGACGTGCGTGGCGTTCGGGTCGAACGGGTCGGCCTCGATGTCGAGCGCGTTGGCTACGGTTTCGTCGAACCTGATTTCGCGGCGCGCGGGCGGCGCTCCTTCGATCAACAGGCCGCCGTCGGTAAGCCACGCCTCACGACGGACCTCGTTTTTTCCGTATCCATCCTTGCCGTATTTGTTGCCGCGCGAGCCGCGGAACTCGGCGTAGATGCGCTCGGCCATCTCGTTGAGCGGGATCATCGCGTCATTCGGCTCAAGGCACCAACGGAACTCGACCGGAACCGCCTTCTTGGTCGCCGGATCGCGCTTCCATGGGTCGATGATGTGGTCGGCCAGCACAACCTTGGAGCGGCATTTCCACTTCGGCCGGCGCGGGTCGCCCTTCGGCAGCGCGACGGCTTCGCGGATCAGCGCATCCATACGGTCCTGCGCCATGCGCCTCTCGGCCATGACCTTCGGATCGACGGGCTTGTCGCGCTTGTCGCCCTGATGCGACATTTCGGCGATGGCGAGCGCCAGCCCGCGCAGCAAGTCCTGCGCGTCGCCGGTCGGCTCAGCGTCGCTCCTGGACGACGCGAAGTGCGCGATGGCCGCCGCCGTGGCTTCGGCAGCGGCGACGCGCGCGGCCTCGGCGACCGCGTGCTTGAACTCCGGCGTCTCGGTAATAGGAACCGGGTTTTCGGCCCGGTTCGGCTTGATCGGCTCACCCATGAACTCGTTCCTTACGCGAGGGCGAAGTTCTTCGCGCCAAAGTTCACGTCGTCGCGAGCCGTGGTCGGCATGGCGAAGGCGATGGTTCCGGCGGTGAACGTCGTGCCGGTCAAAATCTGGAACAACAGCCGCAGATAGCGCGGCAGCGTGCCGAACGGGAACGACGGCGGGTAGTCGAACCGGGCGACCGTCTTGGACGCGCCGAGGTTGGCCGCCGACATGTAGCCGCTCTCAACCAGCGTGATCCACGTTCCCGGCTGATAATTGCCGCCGGAGCCTTGATCGACAGCCGCCTGAAACTGGATATTCAGCGTCGCGGACGAGCCGGTCGTGAACGCCGTGCCGGTGGTGCAGAGCAACTGCGTCTTCTGCCGGCCGATGCCGAGGTCCGTTCCGAACACGGATCGCGTGCCGATGATGTTCGGGGGGGCCACGCCGACGCCGGCGCCGGTGAGGTCGATGACGTTCGAGGCGACGCCCGCGCCCGCCGCCGTGTTGGCGAGGGAGAGGGGGGCGCCGAATGGCACAAATTGAAGAAGGCCGTCGATTTCCATGAGATTTCTCCTTCGCCTGCGCGATCAGGTCAGTCGGCTTTCGGTGTTGAGAATTTGGTCCGAGATGTCGATCGGGATATCCCGCCACTTCATGACGGCGACGCCCGCGTACTGGTCGGGGCTCATCAGCACGTTGCGGTTGCGCATGGCCTGAACCTGCATCCAGTGGCCGAGCGTGCGGTTGACGAAGATGCGATGGCGCACGCCGGGGTCGCCCTCGGGGTCGTCAGTCTCGGTGATGCCGGACGTGTCGCTGGTGAGCGATGGGAAGAAGAACTGCATCTCGGCGAGGGTCGCGAAGATGTCGAGCGCGTTCGGCCCGGCGAGGCCCGCCGTGGTGACGTCGATGTTGGCGATGCGCCCGCCGTAGCGCCAGTCCTTCGGGCAAAGGCCGATCTGCTGGCGGAAGAAGCCGGTGAACGCCTCGTACTGGTTGCCCAGCGAGTCGTAGGCGGCGCGGACGTCCGACTTGTCCTCGAAGTCGAGGCCGGCGTGGGAGTCTTCCGGGTAGACGCAGAAGATGGTCTCCGGCCCGAGGCCGAGCCACCAGAGCGACGTGTTGGACGATCCAGTACCGCCGCCGTCGAACACGTTGGCCGCGTTCTGCGTGTTGGCTGTGTTGACCGAGTTGTAGAAGGTCGAGAGGCCCTGAAACGCCGCCGGGTTGGTGGCGGTGTTGCCGTAGAGCATCGTGAACTCGATGGTCTGGCCCATGCCTTCGAGGAACGCGACATCCTCGGAGCGCCGGAACTTCTCGGTGTTGCCGGTGCGCTCGGCGAGCGTGCGGTCGACGACCGAATAATCGGTCAATTCGCCGATGGACACGCGGTCCTGCGCGGTCGTGCTCTTGCTCGACGGCGTGCCGGTGTTGATCATGCGCCACGAACCAGTCGGGATCGACGTGCGGTAAGTGAACATATGGGCGCTGCGCTCGTTCGCTTTCACGAACGGGAAATTTTTGTAGATGGCGAGCTTCTGGCTCATCATCTCGGCGACGCGCGGGATGTTCCCCTGCACGTCCATGCGGGAGGCGACGTCAACGATTGTTGGGAATTGTCCGGTCGCCATTTCAAGCGCTCCTATTCATCATTTCGAGGCGTAGAGGGAATTGGATGGCCGCTTGCCGTTGTTCTTGGTCGGCTGCGGAGGGACGTTCGGTTGCCTGGGCTCGTCGAGAACGCCGCCGAGCGCATGGAGTATTTCAACAAAAACCGGGTGATCTCCGGCCCCGGTGATGCGCACGAAATTCTCAACGCGCTCGGCTTGGGCGTTGTATTTTGGCGACCCAGGGACCGCGCCGCCGGCCAGAATCGACGTCGCGAGATCGCGCGCGCGAACGGCGACGCCCATTGCGGCGTCATGGCCGGAGCCGCCGACAAAGGGGCTGGCGAGGATTTCCTTGCGCCAGCCGGCGCGCGTGTCGTTCCAGACCTGCACCTGCTTGGCCGCCTGCTCCTGCACGAACGCGGTGGCGGCTTCGTTGAAATAGCCGACGGCCTTCTGCGCGGCCTCGGGCGTCAGCTTGTGCTCGCGCGCGAACTCGGTGAAGGCGGCGACCTTCTCGTCCTGCGGCTTGACGTGATCGGGGAAATCGAACTTGTATTCGACCGGGGCTTCCGGTTCGGCCTCGGCGGCCTTTTCCTCGGTCGCGGGCTTCTCGGCGTCGGGCTTGGCCTCGACCTTCGTTTCCGGCTTGACCTCCGCGGGTTTGGCGTCCGCTGGCTTCGTCTCGACGGCGGGAGACTCGGCGGCCTTCTCGGCGGCCTTGGCCGGCTCCGCGCCGGGAGCCTTGAAGGTCTCAAGCAGCGTCGGGATTTCGTGGGGATGCTTCGGCGCTTCCGGCGCGGCGGCGACCGGTTCAACAGCCGGGGCGGCGACGGGCGCTTCGACGGCGGGAGCCGGAGCGTCGGGATTGACGATGGGTTCTTCGCCGGCCATCAGCGTTTGCCCTTCTCAGGCTTCGGCTTCGGGAAGCGGGGATCGTGTTCAATCCGCATCAGGCGCACGCCTTCAAAATCGCGGATCGTCCATTGGTCGAGGAAGTGGTCGGAAACCGACTTGACGCCAGCGCGGAAGAAACTCGCGTGTGGATCGGGAAAGCCATTCGGACCCGCGCCGAATCGCGCGTCCATGATGCCGGCCGACTTGAGCAGTCCCCACATTTCGCGGCGACCGACCGGCGAAGCGAACGTCGCGCGCCACCAATCTTCGGCCTCGCGGTCGTCAAGCTCGGCGCGGCGCGCCTGCTGCTTGAGACGTCGCGCGTCAGCGGCGCTGTCGGGAGAGCCGGGATCCGGCTCCGCGCGCTCGGCGTCGTCATCGTCAGGTTCGAGCGGGTCAATTTCATCATTGCTCACGCATTCGCCCCTGGGAGGATGATCCCGCCGGGGCTGAGCGACGCGCGATAGCCAAACTTGCGGTTATCGCGCATGAACGGCTTGACGGGCTCGGGGATGATTGCGCCGGCCTTACCGGTCTTGCCGTGCTGGGTCTGATCGACGAGGCGGATCACGGCCCGCAGATTCTCGGCCAGCTTGACGAAATTCAGGTTCTTCTCGCCCATCGCGATATGGACGGTTTCGCCGTCGATCTTGTAGCCGCGCAGCCAGCCGCCGGCCTTCTTGTGGCACTCGCCCATAAGTTGGCCGATGGGCCACCAGCGCATATCCTCGCGCCATTGGGAGGCTTGCTTGCAGCAGCCTTCGATCTTCTCAAGCTCGTCGCGGAGCATTTCGTATGCGCCGCCGTTGTAGCTTTCGATGGCGAGATGGTCGCAATGCTCCGCCGCGAGCGCGAGGTTTTCGCGCATACACTCGAAGATTTCAGCTTCCGTCAAGTCGCTCATCAAAGCGACGGTTGGCTTGTGTGTGGAAAATCAGCAATTGGCTGTTGAAACAACCGTGACTATCCGGTAGTCACGAGGATTATGCAGTATCGCCAAAATGTCTAACGACGATCTTTTCAACAGGAAGCAAGCCGCCGCTTATCTTCGCAAGATGGGCTGCGCGGCTTCTCCATCGACGTTGGCTAATATGGCGGTAAGCGGCAATGCAGGCGGAGGCCCGCCGTTCATCGTGTACCGGAATCGAAAACGACGGCACGTCAGCTACAGGCGCGTCGATCTGGACGAGTGGGCGGCGAAGAAAATCCGGAGGGTCGAGTGATGGGCGTCATGACTAAACGTCGGCTGATATCAAAGGCCAAACGACACGCCGCCCAGCGCGGAAGGGAACGTGAGGATGAGCGGTTTTTGGGTGGCATGCGCAGGCGGATGCAGGCGACCGTTGACGCCTGCAATTTCTATCGCAGCATCCCCGCCCCCCTCATTGCGGACGCGGAATAATGGGCGAATCCCGGCGCAAGGCCCAAATCATAGGAGTTGAAATGTCTGGTCTGATCGGAGCGAAGTCCTGCCGCTCGTGCGAATATAGGCTCAAGCTGCAAGGCAAGCTGTTCTGCCGGCGCTATCCGCCGCAGAACATCGGCGGCCTCGTGCCGGGGCCGGAAGGGCGGCCGATGACCATGTTCATGTCGAGCTATCCCGAGACGAACCCCGACCTTCCGTGCGGCGAGTATGTGCGCAACGGCGCGCACGCGGCGGAGGAATTGCAGGACGCGGCGAAGGCCGCGACGCAGCAGTGAGCGAGGTTGAAGCGGCGGCGGTTGGGGGATCGCATGATAAGAGATTGATCAAGGCCAGCGTCGGCCACAGCCCGTGGATCAAGGTCCGTTCCAATCCGAAACGCGGGCCGTGGATAGCCCCAGGTGAGGATGTACCCCCCATCCTCATCGAGGGATACCGGCTCGAAACACTGCACTACATGCGCGAAAAAGAAACGTCGCCGGATATATATCGTTTCTGGGTTCATGAGAGCCTGACGATTGACCAGGCTTGCGCGATGATTATGGAAGGTTACGCGCGATGATCCTCTCCCGCCGAGGCGTCCTGCGCTGCTTGACCGGGCTGATCGCTGCACCTGCGATTGTGCGGGCCGACGCGTTGATGCGGGTGGTGGCGCCACGTTTGGGTGAAATAGGAAACCCCGTTATTGGGTTGCCGCCGCCACCTGGATACGAATGGCGAACGTCGTTTCCGACGGCGAAATGGCGGATGCTAAATTCTGGCGATCCAGGCATTCGTTTGTGGGAACTTAACGAATATTTCGCAGACCTGAAATATTTGTCATTGGCCGCCCCCGCCCAGCATCGCGCCGAGGGCTGAATTTCCGCCAGGCAGTTGCGTCTGGCTCAGGGTTTTAGCGGCGTCCACGCCCGCCATCGCTTGCCCAGGAGCCGCCGCTTTCTGCATCTCGTCGTGCCGGATTTGATCGTGCTGCACGACTTCGCCGTCTGTGAAAAACAGATTCGGAGGGAAGTCGTTGAGGTCGCCGTAGTGGCGGAGCGCCTTGTCGAGATTGATGATGCGGATGGGATCGGGGACGCCGGCCGCCTTCGCCGCCGACGAGAGCGCGCCGGCCGTCTGGAAAACGTCTTTCATGCTGACCGACTCGGCGCTGCGTTGCGCCAGCCGCATGATCGACGTGAAGCCGATCTTTAGAGGCACGCCATGCAAAGACGGCGGCGGCGGCTTGAGCATCTTGCGGCGAGACATGATGTTCATGACGCGCTGGAGCATCACTTCGAGCGCCTGTTCGGCGAGCGTGATGACCGGGCCGAGTTCCTGCAAGCGTTCGAGGTCTCGCTTCGACAGTTCAAGTTCGTTGCGCGGCTGCACGCCCTCCATCTTGGTGATAGCCATGAACAGGTCGACGTAAAGGCATTTCTCGACGCGAGCGTTGACTTGCGCGATGTCGGCGGTGATCGCGGGGAGCCATTGCGGATTAGGCTCGAACAGCGGGAAAAAGCCTTTCTTCCCTCCGTCGGTGTTGAAATAGGTGATGTTGCCTTCGATGATCGAGGCGGGCTCGGATTTCAGTTCGGGCGACGCGCCCATCGGCGGACGGACGCCTTTGCCGATATATTCGGCCTTGCGCATCGTCTCCAACTGCACCTGCTTGGAATCGCCAAGGCAGTCCTCGCAGGGGCCGTGGCCGTAGGGGTCGTTCGACACCTGAGACCACATCAGCGTGAAATTCGGCTGCACGTTGAAGCCGCGCCGGCTTAGCGGCTTCTTCGATTTCGAGCCGCGCAGCCAGTAGACCTCGCGATAGGCGAAGTGGTCGGGGACAATACGGACGATGCGGTCTGGGTCTTTTGAGCGGCGATCCCGGATCGGCGTGTTCGGCTCGATGGCGTGCGCCACGACAAATTCGAGTTGCAGCGAGCCGCCACCCTCGCGCCAGGCGTTCGCGACTTCCTGCGGGCAATTGTCGATTCCGAAGAAATCGACGATCTGGATCACGTTGTAGGTGAACTCGCGATAGAGCGTGTTGTTGGTGAGGGAGCCGCCGACGTCGAGGTAATATTCGCCCGCGCAGGGCAGATAGAAGCTGACGACGCGATCAAAGTCCTCGTAGCAGATAATCGGCGCGGTTCCGAAAACGATCTCGTCTTTGAACGCCTGCGCCATGATCGTGTAGAAATTCGACTGCGCCAGCACCGTGTAAATGCGGTCCTGCGTGTCCTTGAGCCACGACGTCGCGTCAGCGTCGAGATTGAGCCACGGCAAAGCGTTCGCCAGCTTGAACCAAGGCCGGGAGGGCGACGTGAGGCCGGACCACATGCCGCCGGCCGCCGTGCGAACCGCCATCAGCCCGGTCGAATCCTTGATGGCGTCGTTGACTGGAAGGTCTTTGTTCATCCGGTTGGCGGTGATGACCCATTTGTAGCGGCGCGGCAGAAAATAGCGCGCGAGCACCTCCCAATAGGCCCACGCCGACCAACGCCAGGCGCGCAAGGATTGAAGGCGGCTTTCGGAATGATCGTAGGTCGCGCCCCAATCGGGATCGACGGCTTTCTGGTTTCGCGGAGTGACCGGCTGCATGGACAAGAGCGAGACGGACATATCCTCATATGCCGCGTAATTACCGGTCATGTCGTTCATGGCTTACTGCCCGTCGCCGAGAAATGATTTCGCGGTCGCGGGCGCGGAGGCCCCGGCGCTCGACGATTTGAGCGTGCCGCCGAACCCCATGCCGCTCGCGCTAGCGGCGGCGGCGCGCGCGGCGGCGGCGGCGTCCTGCACGCCCGCGTTCGCCATCGTCGGCGGAGCCGGGGGCGGGGCGGGCGCGGGCGGGGCTTTCGGGTTGAAGATCGACATGTCGGGCCTCGTCAGTAGGGACCAGTATATGCATCGTCCTTGGACTTGTCCAAAGCGGCGAAGGGATCATATTCCACAAGCATTTGTCGTGGCCTGGACGCCCGTGCGGCGATAGTGATCGGCTCGGCGAACGTCAGGATGGCGGAATCGAAGTCGTCGGGCGAGTGTCCGATCTTGGCCTTCACCAGTTCTTTCGGCTCGAGCAGCAGCCGGTCATTCTGAAAAGTGTACGTCGTCTGCGTCAGCGCGGCCATGAGCGATTGGTTTTCGCCGGGGAGCGCGCCGCCGCGCTTGATCCAGTCGACGAACTCGAACGCCATTTCCGACCGTTTGTTGAAGAATTTGGTCTTGTTCGCGGCTTGGCCGGAAAAGTGGACGCCGATAGGCGAGCGGCCGAGCACGCGAAGCTGATCTTCCCAGCCGGAGCCAAAGCCGCCGGTGGCGTCGATAAAGGCGGCGTCCGCGCCCCATTGTAGCCATTCGCGATTGACCCAGGACGCGCCTTGCAGCGAGTCGATGCCGCGACGCTTCTGGAACGGAAACATCTGGATGCCTTGGCGGAAGGCCATCGAGCACGAGTCGTTGCCGAATCGGGCGACGTCGATCCCCATGATCTTTGGGACGCGGCCTATCTCGTGCTCACGGTAATATCGCCGCATGGCGGCCTCGACGTCCTCCTGGCCAATCAGACTGTCAATCGACGAGGAGGGGAATTCTCCGAAGATGTCGGACTTCACCCAATTGTTGTCACGACCCCACTGGCGGATTTGCTCGCGCGCGTACTCAATGGGGATGCGCGGCGACCTCTTCGGGTCGTCAGGGTCTCCGGTGATCGTGATGACGTTCCATAGATGCGCCGCCGACGTGCATGCGCGATAGAGTGGCCCGGCGAGCTGCGTCGGGTTTCCGGCCTGCACGATATGGCATTCGAGCGTGCCGGCGAACGCGGCCTCGGCGGAAACCATCACGGCGTCGGTCATGCCGCCGGATTCGTCGATCAGGAACAGCACGTAATCGGCGTGGAAGCCGGCGAGCGCCTTGGCCTGTTCCTCGGTCGAGGCCGACTTCGGCCATGACTTCGCCGACATGAACCACGTCGCCGGAGCCTCGTTGGCGAAAATGCGGGTTTTCGTCCAAGTGAACCCCTGCTTGAGCAGGGGCGACTTTTCCTGCCATTTCGCCATTTCTTTCCACAGGCCGTCGGCAAGGTTCTGGACGGTGATGGAAAGCGCGCCGATGTTCGAGTTTCGCCGCGTCAGCAGGTAATTCCAGCCTATCCACGCGAGGACTGTGGTTTTTCCTGGCCCCTTGCAGGCCCTCAAGGCTAGGCGCGGCGATTTTGGGAATAGAGCGAGCGCCTCGTCCTGCCACTTGTCAGGCGTGACGCCGAACAATTCGCGGACCATCATCCGCGGCGCGGCGCGCCAACGCGCGAGATGGCCGGCGAACTCTTTGGCCTCGGATGGCGTCATAGCCGCGCAGTTAGCCGAATGGCTGGCGCGGCGTCAAATGGCCGATCAGGGCGTTGGCGCGGCCGGGGCGGCGAGAACCGGTCTTTTGGAGCGATCGTCCCGCGCGGCGAGCCGGTCGATAACAGCGGCGATTTCCAGAGCCAGACCGCGCCTGATCTTGTCACCGCCCATGACGCGCAGGGTGTGCGCGGCTTGCGCTGGCGTCATCAGTTCTTCCGGCAGCGTATATTGCTTTCGGTTCACGGCTTTTCCCCTTCGACAAGATGGCGGCCGATGTCGCGGATCGCCGCGCGCGGCATGGCGTCACCCTTCCGCTCTGATCTCAAGCGGAGCGCCCTTCCGGCAAGAAAAGCCGCCAACAGGCTTGCGAACCAGAATGCGACCACGGCCAACCCCCTTGGATTCGAGCACGCGGATCACCGACCGCACGGAAATCCCCAATTCCTTCGCCGTCGCCGACTTGCGCCAGCCGCGCTCATGCAATTCGATGATGCGATCGGCCTGCAACATCGCCGACGGGCGTCTGCCGCGATATTTGCCCTCCGCGCGGGCTTTGGCAATGCCGCATTTTTGCCTTTCCAGCATCATTTCGCGCTCGAACTGCGCGAAAGACGCCAACATGGACAGCATCAGGCGTCCAGTCGCCGACCTCGTGTCCACGGTGTCGCCGCCGAGGTTGAGAACCCGCAAAGCAAAGCCCTTTTTGTTGAAGTTTTCCACAAGATGCAGCAAATCTAGGATCGAACGGGCCAGCCGATCCATTTTGGTGACGACGAGAGTGTCGCCGGGCTGCAATTCGGCGAGCGCGGCGGCAAATTCGGGTCGATCAGCGACTGACGAGACTTCCTCGTTGTAAATAATATCACAATGGGCGGCCGTCAGGTCTCGGATTTGTTCTTCTAGGCCGGCGTTTTGAGAATCTGTCGAAACGCGAGCGTACCCAACGAGTTTTCCGGTCATTTCTGCGACTCCTTGCGCGCGGCGCGGACGTTCACGCCGTATTGGCGCAGCCGGGCGTAGAACACCGGCCTTGACAGCCCGATCTCGTAGCAAGCGCGGTCGACGCCGAAGTTGTAGAATTTGAGCGCAAACATGATGACGTCGCGCTCGACGTCCTTAATAGGACGAGGCTTGCCGGCGGCGCTCAATAGGGAAACCGTGGGGTCGAGGGGCTCGCTCATACCCCCGTTATCAAATCAAGACATGCAAAAGTCAACACAAAATATGCGATAATTTGTCTATTGGTGCGCCGTCGCCTCGTCCTGCCGGCCAAGCTCAATGATATCGGCCAATTGGGCGGGTGACGGTTCGGGCAGGCCACGCTCGCGGTGAAAACGCAGCGTCCATTCCGCAACGGACTCGCGCGCCAAGAAGCCGATGCGGCGTGCAAGGGCATGTGGGTCGCGGGCGGGAAAATCCGTCACCGCAGCAAACCCCATGCCACGGCAAAAATCAGCGCCCAAAACGGCGCTGAGAACAGTAACCCATTGATGATCGCGCGCGGGTTCAAAACGGTCGCGACCGCGCGCACGAACACAGGCGGCTCGACGACGGGCAGCTCGACGTAATTCATCGCGTGGTCTCCGTGGTCAGCCGCGAATTGCGCGGTCAAGGCGTCCGAACTCGTGCGCCATTGCGTTCAACCGCTGTTCGAGCATCATGATCCGCTCGCACATTTCCATGCCGAGACCGAGCGCAACCGCTTTCGGGCCACCAATCGCGCCCCCGTTGCCGGTCGGCTCGCCGCCGGCCACAAAATCGGCCAACGAGCGCAGTCCTTCGAGCCGCTCCTCGGCGCGCTTCACCAATTCAGCGAGCGCCAGCGCGTGATAGGACAGGCTGTTCTCGTCGACCGATGGGCGAACGTCGGCCGGCGGCATTTGCCGGTAATCGTCGCCGTTCAGCACAAAGCGTTTGTCGGCCGTTCCTGTCTGGTAAGCGTTCATTTTAGGGTCTCCGAAATGGTTAGACGCTCGGGCCGGGGTCGAACCGACAACCTGCTCTACGGCGGTAAAGCAAGCTCATTCCCAATGCCGCGCATCCGCCATACACATAATCCAGATAGCGGGCGTGGGCAAGTCAGCGCAGGGCGGCGTCGATCATGGTGCGCCAAATCTCATCGGGGTCAATGATAAATTCGCCGAACAAGATCGTTGCCATGCACCGTCACAGCCAGCAGCGCCTCAATCTCTCCACGCCGAGCCTGTTCCAACGCATCTTCCAGCCATCGAACAATCTCAGGATCAGCCCCGGTCGCCGTCGGAACCTTCTGGCCGCGAAACCCAATTATCTTGCCACCCATGAAACCATCTCCAAAAAATCCCCCCAAAAAATTCTGGGAAAGATGTGGGGGGTGTGTATATCGCGGACGGGGCGATGCCCACCCCGAACCCCCAACTCGCCCATATGGACGTGCCTCGGCCAAGGATCGAAGGGGCGGGGGACTGATCGGGTCGAGAGCCGACCGGCTGGCCTCGCGCGGGTGTGATCGGCGATCAACCCACTAGATGTTGAACCCGGCAATAGACCGAGGTCCAGTGTCACGTTTCGTCCGATTTATCCTGTTCGATCAGTTGACCCTCGATCACCTTCCCGTCGAGCGCCATCGACTGCTTGATTAGGTCGCCGAGGTTGAACGTCACGTTGTGCTCCGCCGTGAGCCGCTCCTTCCAGTCCTCGCCGCCGACGTTGAGCAGCCCGAGCTTGATCGCTGACATGCGCGTCGAGTCTCCACCGCGTCGCACGATGTCGATCAAGTGGCTCTCGTACATGAACTGACGAGCGCCTTTGCCGCGTGCGTGGGCCTCAGCGAATTCACGGTGAGAAGAAGACCATTTACTAATCGTCTCCCTTGTCACTCCGAGGACGGCTGCGATGGCTCCGACGGTGTGTCCGAGCGCGGAGAGTTCGAGGAATTTATCGGCGAGTTCGGGCGTATATTTAGGCGGCGCGCCGATGC